TATGAAAGAGGAGCTTTTTCTGCCGCTACAATTGGAGCATCACAAGCAGTTACAATAGGAGCCGCTGGCGCAGCAAATAGTGGAGCAGCAGGTGGTAATGGGGGAACTTCATCGGTAGGAGCAATAATTTCTGCAGGTGGAGGAATCGGAGGTGGAACTATTGCTGCTGCCGCTGGTGGATTGTTAAATGGTTCTGCTGGTGGATCAGGCGGAAGTGGTGGATCTTTAGTTATTGGAGGAAATACCGGTGGTTATGCATGGTTTTCAACTGCTTCTGGATTTCTAGTAGGAGGAAATGGTGCAAATACCATTTATGGTGCAGGAGGTGGAGCACAAACTACACCAAATACAGCTGGATTTTCAGCATCTTCATTTGGATCTGGAGGAGGCGGTGCAAGCAACGGTTTAAGTCAAGCTGCAATTGCTGGCGGATCCGGTGGAGCTGGAATTGTAATAATAACTGAATTTATATAGGAAATTTATGGGCGAAAATAATTTAGTAAGATCTCCTTTGCAAATGCCTGTGAATTCTCCTCAATTCTTGAGAACATTTGTTTTTAATAGACCACCAACAACCGCCGATTACCGAAATTTTGAAGTAACCGATATGTGGATTTATAGAAATCCTAGCGTTCCAACATATTCTTTTTTTGTTTTAGTAGATAAGCCTAACGGGAGTGGTATATGGCTAGATCTTTCTGCCAATGCAAACCCTGGTATTGAGATGGTAACTCCAGATCAAGGTATTGTTGTTGTTCCAGATTTATCCCAAAATATAAATGTTCTTGGCGGAACAGGTATCGTCACTGTAGGAACGGCTAATACACTTACAATCAATTCAACAGTAACTGGTCTTAGTTGGATTGTAGATACTTTATCACCAATCAATGTAAATGTAAATGAAGGCCACTTTGCAAATGGAGTAGGTGCGATTACTTACAATATACCCGCGCTAATGGCAGTAGGTGATGGATTCGGTTTTATTGATTTGGGGGGTAATGGTTTTGTCATTCAAGCAAATGCTGGGCAAACAATTCAAGTAGGAAATCAAGCGACTTCTGTTGGAGGAACAATAACAAGTTCCGCAATTGGAGATGCTATTTTCTTTGTTTGTGGAGTAGCAAACACAAATCTTAGTTCTTTTAGTTTACAAGGTAATTTTACTCTAGCATAGGTATATTCATGACTCAAAACGCCATTAATAATAGAGCTTCTGAAATGAGCATTGGTGATGTATTTATCACTGCCGATACAATCAGTACTCAAAGCGCAAATGCTAATCTGATTATAGCTCCAAATGGAACGGGAGTAACAGAAGTTGCTAATGGTATTACATTTGATACAGTTCATGTATTAAAGAATTATGTTACACAAACAAATTGGACACCTGTTCTCACATTTGGTGGCGCAAGCGTAGGAATTACATATACCACCCAACAAGGTGTATATTTAAGAATTGGCGATTTGGTTTTTGTAGAAATGGAAATTCTGTTATCTAGCAAGGGCTCTTCTACTGGAGATGCTATAATTACAGGTCTTCCTTTACCGGTAGCAGCTAATTCTTTTCTTAACATTAGATGGGCTGATGTAACATTTGATGCTACCTATACCACAGCAGTTGGAGCTGCAAGCCTGTCACAAATAATTTTACAACAAGTTGGAAATAATAATGCTTTCATAGCATTGGATGATACAAATTTTTCAAACGCAACAAATATATTTTTCTCTGGGGTTTACCCTACCTCTTAATTTTTTGGAGGACAAATTTTATAAAAACCAATCGACTTGCTTTTCTTTATATATTTTTCCACATCGATGCCGTCCATGCGCATTTGTTCGATATCATACGTGGGCCTTGCGCTGCATCTAGTCATATAATAACCAAATGCGGTGAAATTCCCATCATCTCCAAATTCTACTATCTGTGCTTTAATTTCTTTCTTTCTAGCCTCGGCAGCCTTTTCAACCAGATCATGATCGGTATATTCTTGTAAAAGTTCTTTAAGCCTTGGGTCATCTACTTTTATATAATCAGTAGCAGAAGGTACGGGTGGACTTCCAACTTGTATCATCCTCCAAAACTCAGAAGCTTTTTCTCTCATTTGTTTTTGCAAAGTAGGCTGAGCAAAACATTCGACAGTAATACAACTATCATATCTATAATCCCAAAGAGCTATAAATGCTCTCGTTGGATTCGTTAACATAATCTGCCATTGAATCTGATGCTGCCAATACATAGGGATCTGTTGCTTCTCTCTTGCTTTATCTAAAATATCATCTGTGACAGGACATTTGATTTCAGCAAGAGTGTTATGTTCAGAACAATATCCATCTAGAGAAGCTTTAAATTCAGGATGAGCTACATCTTCAACACAAATAGGCTCTAACTTCAATTGATGATTATTGTTTATCCATTCTCTAGCTCTTTCTTCATTTTTGATTCCATGAGCCATAGCATAATTAATTTCATCTTCAGCACGATATCCGCATTTGATATCCCAAAGTTGTAGGGGAGTTCTAAACTTATTACTCCCCATGATTACTCCGATATCAGAAGCCCCAATGCCATTCTTTCTCCATTCGTGCCATTCCTTGTCACCTTGAGTAAAGTTAACTACTTTCATTAGACTTCTCCGAAATCAAATACAGATGGATCTTTAAATGACTTTTGTTCTTCTTTATTTTCTGGTTTAGAAATAGGACAAAAATCTATAGAGCTAGCATTAATGGAAAGATCAATGGCTATGTCTCCATTTTTATTCTGATAGGTAGTAGGTGCACTTAATTCTCCCATGACGACAACAACACTGCCTTTTTTGATATGTGGTATGATTCCAGAGAATCTCTCATCCCAGCAGTTTACTTTATACCAGACAGTCATCTTCTCTTTATTTTTCATTACAGAAACGGCGACGGGAAAGGAAGTTACTTTTTTACCAGATGAGGTAAATCTTTCTTCCGGATCTCTTCCCACAAAACCTAAAATAAACATCTTTTGCATTTATGACTCCTTAGCTCGTTTAATTTCCCGAATTCTTTCGACACATCCTGAGTATTTCTTAGATGGAAGATCTGAAAGTTTAGTAATATTAAATCCTTTCAGAATTCCTTCAACGATTTCTGGACAATTGTTCAATTCATTAGAAAGGACTTGAAGCTGAGCTTTAGAGATTTTCCCGTTGTCCTCTTCTTCTTTCTTTTCTTTTCTAGTTTCTTGCATTGCAGTCTCACCATCATCATCTTCATCGCCTGTAACAACGCCAGTAAGAGAAGCATACATATACCTTCGTAAGTAGGTGATATAGCTTCCTAGGCCTTGTATGTCGTTTTTAAGAGGCTTTACTTGCATATTAGATTCAATCCACTGGCCAGATGCATGGCAAAGTCTTGTATACAAGAATATTTGATCTTTTTCTTCTGTGATAGTTCTTTGTATTACACAAAGACCATTCTTAGCTAAAAATGGCCTTGAAGCTTTTACAATAGAGGCTAGATCTGCATATCTGCTTTTGAAGAATGGATTGATACTAGCTGTTGCTGCTACTTCCATTTCCATTTGAGCTTTAGCAAGAGCTTCGAATAGTTTATCGAGTTCATCTGACTCATTTTTCTTTATGTTATGAGATTTTTTCTCATTATCCTCATACACTTCATAGTTTACTGGTAGGGCCATAATGTTTCCTTTGTGGTTGTAAATGTTTGTCATCTAAGTCCTTAGATATGCTAGATCTATTAATTGGTTTTTAATGTTTGTGAGCTTTTGTTTCGCTTTAAGAACTTGTTCTTTATGTTCTACGCAGACATCAGCAACATCCATTTTTCTGATTTCTTCCATTTGCTCAGTCATTTGTTTTTTAAAAACTAAGTATTTCATTGCTTTTAGAAGAATTTCTTCACAGATATATTCTTTCGAATCAAAAAGTTGTTCGTAGATTGAATATATTGCGTCTTGTTCTGTGCGGAATGATCTTTCGATTTCCATATTCTCTAGATCAGATTCTTCAAAATCATGGGAATAGGAATAAATATTTGTGTTTAACATGGTGTGGTTGTCCTTGTTGTTTGTCTAAATTCTATTTATTTTTTTCTTTATATTGTTTTTGCAAAAACCACGCAACATTTACGGGGCTTTTACATGTTTCCTCTAAGTTTTCTTTAGATAGCCAAGAAAATATCCTTAAAAGAGCTTGCTCATTAGGTTTCCCGAATTCTTTTTCCTCCCAAAGTTCTTGTGCATCAAAATAAATCATGTGAATCATATTTTGAAATTCTTCATTTTGTAAAAATTCCTTTTGGAAAGTTTCACATGCTTGATCAAGAAGAAAGTCTCTTTGTAAATATTCCATAGTTTTACTCTTTTTTTGTTGTTGTTAAGCTATATAATACGAGGAAATGAGGAAATAAGGCAAGAAGAAAAGTCAAACAATTGGTAAAAAAAAACGGCGACTATTGCTAGCCACCGTGACAAACATCTACAACCGGACAACCACGTTCAGTTGAAGCGTTGAAAAAACTCTACCAGATAATTCTATTTTTTTGTAACGTAAAAAGAAAAAAGCGGTAACCACTGCTAATAGCCCCGCTTTACTTTATAGGAAAGATGTTCCGAATATAGGATGTTGAGTAAATATAGTAAAGGAGAATTGCTGATGGTTTAGAAAAAGAGAAAAAGCACGTTACCATTTTGAAGTTAATTGAGAAATAGGACGAGTGGCGTCCTATTTTTTTTGAAGTAAGAGAAAAAATATAAAAAATCTATAAAAAGTAAAAGAGAAGGCCGTCGAAATCCTTCTCTTTTGAAACGTTCAACGCGTGGAGGCGATTAAACATGTCGAATGTTATCCCATTTCCAGATTCCAGTAAAGCCCCTAACGAAAAAAAAGAAATAATTTACGAAAATTTCGTAATTGACGATCAAGATAATGAAATTGATGGTTATTGGCCAGTCTATGAAAAATATCTTGCTATTGAAGAACTTTCTTATCCAGAAGCAGCTTATATTTCTATGATAGAAAGACTTAGTACTAAATATGGATGGACTCAAAAACCTATAGATTTTTTTTGTAAACGATTGAAAGTTTCTAGGACTACTATTTATACTTATGATTTAAAACTTATTAAATTAAATCTTTTGTGGAAATGGGAACAATCCCTTGGAGATGTAAAGGGAAAGATAATTGAGAGAGTCAGTATTCCTAGTGCAGCGATGTATTATGCCGTTCAAAGAAATCATGGATACCATATAAAAGCTGAAGATGTTCATGATAATTTTATAATAAAAATAAAAGGCTACAGAAAAGCTAACCCTCCTATTGATATGTTTCCAAATAAAAACTTGGCACATTCAGTTAAAGAAAAAACTACACAAAATATTAAGCTTAACTTACCAGATTCTCCTATGGCTCATAGTGCACGTTCGGAATCTGAACATGTGCACGCACGTTCGGAATCTGAACATGTGTTAATGACTACGTCTATTAACATACATAACAAAAACAACAACAACATAGAACAGTCGTCGTTTTCTTCAAATAAAGAGTTGAAAGAAGAGTTAGAGCAGTGCTTCAAAAATCAAGAAGACGTAAATTATGGCCTTCGTTGGATTGAACTTAAAACTCCTGAAGAAAGGGCCAAGCTTGAATCTGAAATAAAGAGTGCAATTGCTGCAGTCAAGGCCGGATATGCCAAAAAGGAAGTGGACGCTTATGATTTAAAGAAAAAACAAGAAGTAGAGAAGATTGAAGCTCAAAAGAAAGAAGAAATTGAGAAAAAACAAGAAAAAAAATCAATCACGAATCGAAATGTTAAGCTGGCCGTAACGATAAATAATTGTTTTAAGAATTTTAAGTATCTTAGAATTTTCTATGATCAGAAAACTTTTAGAATTGTTAACGAAGGACTTGAACAATTTCAAGATGAAGATGGAATGACCTATAGAAAATTGCCTAGTGGAGATAAATTTTATGGTAAACCGAGCTTGCAAATAAATTTTGAAAAGGAATATGAAACGAATTTTAAGGAATCTCTAAAATTCTTTAGCACCTCTTTCAACATAAATGAAACTCAATTTAAAAATATTCTAAATAAAGGCGTAGAATATGCAAGTGTATGAAATCCCAGGAGACCCCATTCCTCTCCAAAGGCATCGACATTCTGGCAAAAGAACCTACGATCCACAACTCAAAGAGAAATCGAACTTGAGATGGAAACTTAGATTGCTTCAAGAAACGATAGAAGTGGCCCAAAAAGCGATTAAATTAACAATTGAGTATCATTTGTCGATTCCAAAGAGTTATTCGAAAATAAAGGCCTTAAAATGCGTTTCTCAGCCCCATGCATTTAAACCAGATCTTTCGAATCTCATAAAGTTCACAGAAGATGCATTTAACGAAATTCTTTGGAAAGATGATTGTTTGATTGCAGAAATTTCCGCCCGGAAGTTATATTCCGAAAAACCTATGACCAGATTCTGGATTGAGTCGTTAGATGATTGAGAATAAATATAGAAAGATGAGAAATAAAATAAAGAATAATATTAAAAATTTAATAGATTTTCAAGTCGATCAATTTTCTTCAGAATTCGAAGAAGGAATGGTGCGCATAGCGGTTTGTTCTATTTTAGGAGATTTGCTTGAAGAAAATGACAAATGGTTGTCATCAAGAAATTATTTTGGGGCAGGTGAAGAATGTGAGTGAAGAAGAAGCTCTTAAGAGAAGTTTTAAATATGATTTAGTTAACGAGATAATAGATTGTCTTTTAGGGCTTTCAAAAGAAAAGTATAAAGAACTGTCTCGGCAAGTTTTAATACAAGAGTTCTATGCTACCTTGAGAGAAATTTTAAAAGAGCAGGATCTATGTACAGAATCTATAAACTATATATTTGAGAAAGAGTCATGAATGAAAAAGATAAAGCAAAATTAAGGGTATTCCTTCATTTCTATATTAAAACATTTTTGAATGATGCCATAGATGAATTTTCCAATATACAGAATAAGAACTGGGAAACACTAAAATATTTAGTAGATAGTGGTGGTGTCTTAATTGAAGTTTTACATATTGTTCAAAAAGAAGTCCAAGAAGAATATAGAGAAATTTTAGATAAATATTTAGACGAGCAATTAATAAAAATAGGAAAGTAAAGTGGAATGGAAGAGAGTTGAAGAGGGGTTGCCAGGAACTCCAAATAAATTAGTGCTATTTGTCTGGGATAGTTGTAATAAAATAGGCTATGGAACCTATGAATATAAGATGAGAAATATGCACAATTTCTATGATAGAATGACAGACGAGAATGTTATTGCATCTCACTGGATGGATATACCGCCTCTTCCGGAATGCGATGAAATGGATTGATCTCGAAGAAAGTCTTCCTTACGAAGACGGAGTTTATGATGTGATGCTTTGTGATAACGAAACGTTAGAGTTTTCCTATGCACTTTGTATGTTTTCTAACGGAAGATTCATTGAAGGTAGAGATAAAGAGGTTGTAATGTGGGGGCCTAGAAAATGAAGACTCTTAAAGTCTATACAAAAGAAAGTTTTTTTACTTATGATAATTTATACGTAAACTATCAATTTGAAAGAAAAGAAAATGATGTTCTAGTTATCTTTAAAGTGGACAATATTTCTGGAGATGAGTCTATTTGCGCAGTGTTTAGACAATGGGAATATCTTGAAATAGAGGAATATGAGAATGAGTAATGCGATAGGTTTCTTAGTTAATTATTCAGATGATGACCAAAGATTTTATTCATTTGATGATTATAAATTTGAGATAAAAGATCGTACATTAATTTTATTTGCATTTTTAAATGATGGAAATGGAGATGCTTTTCCATTTGCTTTTGTCAATGCATGGATAGATATAACAATAGAATTTGAAAACGGCGATGATATAACTCCAGAAGATATTAAAGACATGTCTGTAGTAAAAAATTTATATTCATGCTTGAATTAATTATCCCTCTCACATAAAAGAAGCATAGTAATCAAAATTAAAAGTTTGCTATGCATCATCAAATATCCGTATCAAAAGAATATATAGACACAGTCTGCGAATGGCTCGAAAATTGGTCAAATGATCCAGAGTCATGGACAATCCCTCAATTCCTAAAACAATATGGAATAGGTTGGTCCTACTTTCAAGCTATGATGAAAGTCTGTCCTCAGCTTCACAATGCCTTTGAAATCACAATATCTGGACTGCATGAGAAATGGCTTTTCTATGGCCTTCGGAGTAAAGAAATTCCCCAACATATGCAAAAAGTTTTGATGAAATATCTCCGTGTCTACGACAACCATGCTTATTCTGTAGATCAAGAAGCTAAAAAAGAACTAGCTGAAAGCACAAATATATCAGTGAAAAACTATGCAATCGAAGACTATTCAAAAGAACGACTTGAAGGACTTTATCGCAGCCTCTATGATGACAACGTTAACAAGCGTAGAAGTCGAAAACAGGCTGAATCAATATAGACCTCGTCCCTATCAAGCTCCTATCCTTAAAGCATTAGCAGATGGATACAAGAGAGTGCTAGCTATTTTACCTAGAAGGGCTGGAAAAGATATAACTGCATTAAACTATGTGATTCGCCAAATGTGGGAGAATCCCGGTGTTTACTACTATATATTTCCTACTTACTCACAAGCTAAAAAAGTTATCTGGGATTCGATTACTAATGAAGGTAAAAGAATTCTTGACTATTTTCCTAAAGAATTAGTATTACAATTAAATTCACAGGAAATGAAGATTAGGATGGTGGCCAAGGGTGGTAAAACCTCTCTTTTCCAATTAATCGGCTCAGATAACTACGATAGTTTGATGGGAACCAATCCTCGAGGATGCGTATTCTCGGAGTATGCACTACAAGATCCCTTAGCGTATCAGTACATACGTCCGATCCTGACGGCCAACGGGGGTTGGGCCCTCTTTATTTCTACTCCTAGAGGCAAGAATCACTTATGGAGTTTATACCAACTTTCGAAAGAATCTCCTGATTGGTTCAGCTATAAACTTACCATTGAAGATACAAATCACATTCCTCTTTATGAGATAGAGAAAGAGAGAAAAGATGGTTTAATGTCTGAAGATATGATACAGCAAGAGTATTATACTTCTTTTGAAATGGGTGTTGAAGGGGCCTACTATAGTCGTTATATTGATAGGTGTAAAAGAGAAGGAAGAATTAGCGATGTTCCTTGGGAAGCAGGATTTAAAGTACATACAGCTTGGGATATTGGCGTTAGGGATCAAACTTCTATTATATTTTTTCAATCTATTGGCCAAACGGTTCGAATAATTGATTGTTATGAAAACTCTAAGCAGGGCCTAGAACATTATGCTGAAGTTCTTGCGAATAAACCTTATCTGTATGGTACCCATATTGCTCCTCATGATATTAAGGTCAAAGAATGGGGTTCGGGGATCACGCGTATTGAAAAAGCGCGGCAACTGGGAATAAATTTCACCATTTCTGGAGATTTTTATATTACCGATGGGATTGAAGCTTGTCGTTCTCTATTTTCTAAGATATGGATTGATCAAAGTAAATGTGAACCTCTTATTAAGGCTTTAGAAAATTATAGGCAAGAGTATGACTCAAAGAAAAAAGTATATTTACCGAGGCCTCTCCACGATTTTTCTAGCCATTATGCTGATTCTTTCCGTTATCTTGCTGTTTCTTTACCTAAAACCGCCGATCAAATAAGTGCTCAAGAAATAGAAGCTAAATACCAAGAAGCTTGTTATGGAACAGAATCAAATATGCCTACATTTTTTAAAGATAACTATCAAAACGGAGTTTATTAATGCTGTTTCCTCAATTTGACAACGATTTTTACGCATATCAAACCGATGATGATAAAGACATTCATGCCAGGATGGAGCAATCGTATGCAGAGTCTATTACTATCAACCAATCATTTTGGTCCGAGGCTGATATCGACTCTCGATTTAAAGCAGGAGATCAAACCTTATGGAATGATATTTACGGAAATTTACCAGCCTTTCGTAGACGAGTTTTTAATTTCAATAGAATAAGACGCGTCTGCAATATGATTACTGGCTATCAACGCCGTAATCGAAAGTCTACAATTTGTATTCCCATTCATGACACAGATCAACAAACAGCAGATCAATTTTCAAAAGTTCTTATCTGGGCGATGAATAAAGATAATACTTTAAGCACATTATCTGAAGCTTTTGATGGAGCTATTACTACTGGAATGAATTTACTGTCAGTATGGATGGATTATAGAGGAGATCCAATCAATGGAGATATTCGTGTTGATAACGTGTCTTATAATGGTTATCTTATTGATCCTTTTTTTAAGAAACATGACTTAAGTGACTGTAATTTTCTTTGGACTAGAAAGTGGATGACAAAACAACAGATTAAGTCATTGCTTCCAGATAGAAAAAAAGATATTGAATCTCTTTGGGCAAATAGCTCTAGAGATGGAAAGTTTCAATTTATGCCAGAATCTTACAACTATGGAATGAAGAATCTTCTTACATATGATGAATATTGGTATCGGGATTTTCGAACCCAAGAGCTTTTAGTCGATACAAAGACTGGAGAAACCATGGAATGGAAAGGGAAAAAAGAAGATCTCGATATATTTTTATTTAAACATCAAGAGTTAACAACGATAGAAAATGAAATTCAAACTACAAAGGTGGCTATCTGTGTTCAAGGTAAAGTATTTTACAATGGACCAAATCCCATGGGTATAGATCAATATCCATTTATTCCTGTTTTAGGCTATTACGAACCTCAGTTGCCTTACTTTCCTTGGAGGATTCAAGGAGTTGTTAGGGGATTAAGAGACGCTCAATATTTATATAATCGAAGAAAGGTTATTGAACTCGACATTCTTGAATCTCAAATAAACTCTGGTTTTAAATATAAGGCTGATGCTCTAGTCAATCCAAAAGATATATTCCTACAAGGACAGGGAAGAGGTCTTGCTCTAAAACAAGAAGCTAATATGTCTGACGTTGAGCAAATTCAAGCACCGGCTGTTCCATCTTCAATGATTGAACTATCAAAGATTCTTGGAGAAGAAATTCAACAAATATCTGGAGTGAATGAAGAATTGCTTGGAAGCGCTACAGATGATAAAGCAGGTGTTCTTTCTATGCTTCGTCAAGGAGCTGGTCTTACAACATTGCAAACTTTATTTGATCAGTTGGATGCTTCTCAAAAACTTCTTGGTAGAATCTTCATGGATCTCATTCAAACAAACTTTTCTCCTGGAAAAATTCAACATATTATTCAAGAGCAACCAACTCTTCAATTTTATTCAAAAGCATTTGGCCAGTTTGATTGTACTGTTGAAGAAGGAATGTACAATGCAACACAAAGACAACTTCAGTT